AAAACTCAATATCCTTTGCCTCAGCCTCAAGTTTTAACCCCTCCAGCTTGGCATGGAGGTCTTTTTTAATTGCCAAGATGTCATTTGCTTCCTGCTGGGCAATTGCATTGCCGCGTCCTGTTTCTTTCTGGAATTGCACCTGTGCCTTGGCAAGGTCGCCGCCATTTGCTGCTGCAATTTTTTCAAACAGCGGTTCATCTTTTTTATCAACGGTAAATTTAGCCCCGCCTGACTCAGCGGCTTTCGCCTTAGTTTGCACTTCGGCAATGGCAAGCTTGCTGGCCTCAATATAAAACTGCTCTTTTATCTTTAGCTCTTTGCTAGTTTTTTCCCGTTCAGCGGCAAGTGACTTGTCACGTAAATCCTGCTCGGTAATTTGCTGGGTATTAAGCTGTTGTTTTAGTTGCAACTCCTTGTTTTTGTATGTATTTTCTAATTGCTCCAGTTCGGAGTCATGGGTATTTTTTAGCGCATCCTGTTGTGTTTTTATGACACTAAGCTGTGCATCAAGCCGCGATTTGATGATTGTTTTTTCTGCATCGGCAATGCCATTTTTTGCGGTATTGAACTTTGCGATAATCGCCGCTTCCAGATCAGGCGTAAAGTCGCTACCCAGCTCTAACCGGGCTTTTGCCAATTCTGCAGTTAATTTTTCTTGGTTATTGCCATATTTCCGAGTCCATTCAGCTAGTAGCTCGGCTTTCTTGGCACGTTCTGTTGCATCAGCGGTTATTTTTTTCGACTCAGCGAGCGCGATTGATTCTGCCTCGGCAGCTTCCTTTTTGGCTTTGTTTTCATCATGTATGCTAGCGAGTAATTTTGCCCGCTCAGCAAGGTCGGCGCCTAGGCGATTCTCTTCCCCTCGTTTACTTTGGCCTGTAACAGCACCTAATGCGGTCGCTTTTATGGGGTCAGTTTCATAAAAGCTAATAACTTGTTTTCGCGTGGCAATGCGGCGATTTAATTCATCCAGCTTGGCAAGCTTGCCGCTCGTGTCGTTTAGCTTGTCACTCAAAAAATCCAGCCATCCAGACCAATTGGTGACAATGTTTTTGATAAAACCTTCGCTCTTGTCTTGCAATAAAGCGTCTTCAAATTTATGCCAGGAATCTGCCAAAACGGATATTTTGCCATTCAGCGTTTCCATTGCACGAGCGTTTGAGCCAGCGGAAAGCTCCCCCATTTTGACAATCAGTTTTTCAATAACATCACGGGTTAAAGTGCCTTTTTCAGACATATCCAGTAATTCGCTGGCATTTTTTCCCGTGACTTGCGCCAACAAGTCAAAAATTGGCACACCTCGCCCGGCAATAATGGACATATCCTCCATTTGCAGCTTGCCTTTGGCATAGGCCTGTCCTAATTGCGTGGCAATTGCTGTCAAATCTTCCGCTTTACCGCCCAGCTTACTGGCTTGATTGGTCAAGGCATCCATAACTTGCTTTGTTGGCTCAAGACCAAAGTTCTTCAGGACGATAAATGATTTCGTTATATCCTGAATTTCAAATGGCGTATCCGTGGCTAATTTGAGCATTTCCTCAAATACGATACTGCCTTTTGATATAGACCCCGTTACCCCTGCCAACTGGGAGCGCAGTGACTCCATCTCCCGATTTACCGCTAAAACATCGGATGCAAAAAAACCGAAGCCTAATGACCCCAGTGCGCCACTTAAGCCATTAAAAGTGTTGTTGGCTGTTTCGCGCAAATCACCAAGCATTTGGCGAGTACGGCGTAACCCATCACGCAAGCCATCCGTAACGGCATTAATAACCAGGCGTAAGGATAAATCTCTCATTAGGCACCAATACCTTGCGATTGCAAAACCGTAAGGGTTGCGCTTGCATTCCGCCTTGCCCCTGCGTTTTTAGGTGTTTCGGCAATTTGTTTTAATGTTTGCATTGCCGCATTTATTGCCGTTTCCAGCATATTAATACCCATCTGTTGTTCATCTAGCCGTTGCGCCGCTTCTGCTATTGCCGAGTTAGCAATGCCGTCGTCGCTGTGTATCGTTGCTGCAAGTGCGTACATGGAAGACACCAATATTTTTGTTTCTGTTCTCATAAATGCCCAGCAAGTCGGTCAAATGGGACGGTGCGCCATAAGCGCGGTTTAAAATCATTTTTTTGGCAAAGACCAGTGCGCTAATCAGCTTTGTCGAGCGCACCGCCCCTTACCAAGGCGTTGGGCAACTCAGGAAGTGGCATCCAATGCGTTATAATGCCTTCAGTGACGGTTAAACAAAAAAATTCAGGCCAATTTGTAACTAGCTCATACCAACCTTCTTTTAAAAAGTAATCGCCTTTCTCTTCGCTATAATCCAAGTCTATTTCATCACTATAACTTTGCTCTACTTCAAAAGCATTTGCATAAAATGCTTTTATAATCACATTTTTCCCATACGGCATTTTACAAATCGCTAAGCATTCATGGTTTGGTAAACGCTCATCCGCATTAATCCAGCCCAACAAGTCAGTCAAAGCAGACCCGCCGCCCGTGGCTGCGTTTAAATCTTGTGTTTGGTTCATAAATCCTCGCTTCGTTTAGCCGCGTTTAGCGGCGGTCTGCTTACTGTAGCGTTGGGCATCACTCTTGCATCTGGGTCTGCCGACAGAATGGCGCACACTTTAGAAATAAAATCCTCCTTTGATTCCGCGTTGTGCGTTACCGCGTCTCGAAGCTCTCGAAGAGTTGCCGCTAAAACCTCCGCTCGGTGTAGCTGTCGCCGAGCTTCCTTTTCCATGGTAACTATGTGCATGTTTTGCTCATCCAGTCGTTGAGCGGCCTCAGCTATTGCGGAGTTTGCAATGCCGTCATCGCTTTGTATATTTTTAGCAAGCATGTGCATTGCTGAAACCAGTGTTTTTATTTCTGTTCTCATAAAATGCCCAACAAGTCAGTCAAAGCGACCCGCCGCCCTGGGCGCGGTTCGTTTGCTGATTGTGCGTTAAAGTTAAGTGTTTTTTTCGGCGGCCTTTAGCGGCGGCCGCCTTACCGTGGCGTTATACACCTTTCGCAAACCGCTCAAAAAACCGCCGCCGTTTTTCTGTAACTGACAGAGGGGGTTGGTAATCTAGGTAAGCCGCCACCAGCAAATGGGTCGGCGGGTGGTTTTTCAGGTAGCCGTGCAGGGCTTTCAGGCGTGAGAGCGTCATGTGTTGGTCGATGTAGTCATACGTCCAGCCGCCCATCGCACAGGATAAATGGGCGTACACATCCCCCCAGGCATCGGGGGATTGTGCGGCTTTTGAGTCCGCCTCCAGGCCCAGTGCGGTAGGTAGGTTGGTTAAAAAATCCTGTAACTGTACCGGACCCATGCGCCAAACGATAAACCGCCCACGCCAGCCAAACACGGCGCAGAAGATTGCCCTTACCAACGCCGCCTGCTGTTTGGGTTCTGCCGTTGCCAAGCTGTTGTAGTAGCTAATGATCTGGCGTAAGCGGAAAAAGCTTGGCTCTTTCACGAGCCAAGCTTTTTTACCAACGATTAGGGTTAGCATTAAGACGAGGTATTGATAGCGTGGGATAGGCCAGTGACACGGTCAACCGCGCACTTGAATGAAAATTTGAATGCTTCGGCGGCATCATCCATTTTGGTTTTCACCCCCATGCCTTCGCACATCGCCCGCTCAAAGGTGAGCAGCATTTGCTGGTCCGGCTCGTGGTTGTTTAAGACAATGCGCACAATGGGCGCAAGGCCGACTGCGGTTTGTTTAATCTCGGTACGGCTGCCGCCGGTGGTCTCAAATTCCGCATCAATATAAATGCGCTCCCCGGCGTTTTCATTGGCCAGATAAACGGCGCCTGTTTTATCGTCTAGCGCGTACTGGTCTAGACCTAAGCTTAGCGGAGAGGCAATTGCGACACGAGTCAGCGGCTTGCCGATTGCATTAAACACACCACCGCCCCGATAAAAAACGGCGTCAAGCTCTTCGCCTCGGGGATTTCGGCAAACCGGGGCGATTGAGTAATAATCCATTTGGAAGCTGATGCGGACAATATCCCCCACGTCGGTGGCATGGAAGTTGTACCAGCCCTTGTCGTCTTGGGAATACACGCCGGATGCCGTTGGCGTCACACCTTCCGTCAAGTCCGCATTCACCGCCACCCCTGTCATTGCCGTACCGGTGTTGGTTATTAGCGTGACCGCTATATGTGCCGCATACGCCGCCGCCGATGGCGGGTCAACGTAAAACTGGTAGGCCGCCGCTGGCCATTGGGCTTCGGCAATCTTGCTGGTACAGGTCTGCCCATCTGTCCAATGGGTAAAATGCATAAATTTATTAGCCGGTACATTCGAGTTGCTGTGGAATAAAAACACCCCGTTTGGCGATGACTGGTATTTGCCATCGGTAACCTCTGCGACTTTGGCATTCCATTTTTCACTAGCAACCGTCGTGGCGTCTCTTTTTACGACAGGCTTGGTTTCAGAGTAGAGCTTGACATCATGCGATAGCTTGGCGAGGATGCGCCCAGTTTGGACGATAGTCACCCCGTTGCTGACAAAGCTAATCTCAAATTGCTTGCCTATATCGGCTTTGTTAAAGCCGTATTTGCCATTCGCCGAACTGACTTGGCCGCTGCCGGGGTTGGCGACAACATCAGCCGCCGTGCCATTGATTTTGACGCTATTATTGCTGTCCCAGCGACCTAAGTGGAGCATAACGCAGTTGCGGATTTTGGTGTCGACAGTCACCTCACTTGGGACAACATAACCCACTTCATCAATAACAAAAATATGCTGGCTGGCACTTTCTTGCAGGCCATAACAGAGTTGGTTAAGCAGTTTGCCAAAGGTTGCCGCCATGGTTAAGGAGATGGTGATGTCTTCTTTGCCACCCACTAGCCCAATCGGGCGCGCACCGGCGCCGGCAATGGTTTTGACATCGCGCTTGTCTTGGTAGTCATAGTCCAGCAGTTCCGGTACCCGCAAATACTGCGGCACCGGCAACGGGCCATTGGCGTCGCTTAAAATTTCAAATGTTGCTGTTCCCGCGCCTTTGGGAATAGTCTGTGACAAAGTGTCTTGTGGTGCAGTAAACATAAAAGCTCCTAGTTTTAACTATATGGGGGTTAAAGTGTGGTGTTGCCGTGTTTTTTGGGTTTGGTTGTGGCTGTGGTTGTCGGAAAAAACGGCACGTCAGTATCCTGCTGCGGCAGTAACGGCGGCTCGGCTTTTGTTTCCGGCATGGCTTTTACCGCAACGGGGCTGGCGGCTTTTTCAGCACGGGCCAGTTGCGCAAGATAACCACGGGCATCGACCCAGCCCGAGGCAAACAAGCCGGAAGTAATTAGGTGGTCAGGCAGATCAATAACGCCTTGGTTATCGGCAGGATAATCTTGGCCATTGATGTTGATGCTAGTCACATTGGGTTTATATAAGCGCATGGGTTCTCTCGGTTAGTTAATGACGCAACGGCACGCAAATAATTGAGGATAATGGACGTACTCGCCGCGCACGGTATAGCGTCGGCCGGACGGCAGTTGCTTTAAGTGGGTGTAATCCGGTGATAGTTGGTGTCCGGCTATGGCGGTGAAAACGCTACCACGTAACGCCACCGCATTTTTTAGTGCCGTAACCCCAGCGTCGGCGACATTGCTCGTGGTGGTGATAATCAAAAATGACAATTCAACCAGTTGTTCGCTGCCGTGACGCAAGGGCGTGGATTTGACGAGCGGCTGTTCTTCAAAAAAAACCACGTTTACGGAGTTGGCTAGGGCATTTTTTAACACCCATTCTTCCGACACTGCGCAACGGATGGCATTGTCGGGTAGGGTTAGCTGGTCTTTGAGTTGTGCCACCACTAACTCGTAAGCTTCTACTGGGTTGCCATTCATGGTTGTGTCTGTTGCTGGCGGGACGCCCGCGCTCCGTTGCCGCTCATCGTTGCGGCCTGCCGAATAGTCGGGGCGGCGATTCCACTACCACCACGGTTTGCGCATCGCTGGTTGTGCCATTGTTGTCCGTGCCAAGCTGGACATCGCCTTTAGCCACCAGCTTTAACCAGGCAATTGCCGATTGGTAACGGCTTTTCACCATACTGTCTTCTTCCAAATCAAGGTTTTGATACAGGTTGTAGCGGGCAATATCGCACGCCCGGCTGACCAAGCCACTGGGTACCGACGGCAAGGGCAGGGCGTACTGGGTCAGGTAGCTATTGATTTCGTCGGACGCATCGGCCATTTTTAGGCTTAGCACGCTGTCATCAATCACCTCGCCATTGACGCGATCGGTGCGTTGTGCCAGTTCCGCTACACCAAAACGGTCGATCATGTCTTGCTTGGTGCAATAGCTCATTTAGGCTTTTTCCTTGCGCTTGATTTAGGCGCTATTGGTGGCTCTGCCCCTTCATCGGCACCTTCACCACCACCTTCACCACTGCCCTCACCACCACCTTCACCACTGCCTTCATCACTACCTTCATCACCATCTTGTTCCGCTAATTCCACAACTGCCAATTGCTCAGCCAAGCCATTAGGGACAGCGTCAAGGCCAATCACCTCACCCGTTTTAAACTGCAACGGGGTTGACGCGATATAAACGCCATCGGCCTGTTGGATCAGCACATGCAGCCTCGATGCCGCCTGTTCAGGTGTTAAGCCGACCACCACCCCGCTAGGCAAGCGGAGGGTGTTTTGGGTTTGATAGTTTTTCATGGCTTACACCAAGGTGGTTTGCACAGCACCCTGCCAACGGCCTAAACCGACATTGCGCCAAGTGTCCACGCCTAACTGGATCGCGTCATTGTCAAAAGCGTATTCACTGCTTTCGTCTTTGATTTTGACGGTAGGCTTAGTTTCTTCTTGACGGATCAGCGGCTTGACGCTGCCATCGGTGCGGAAGGTCACAAACTTGTCCGTCCAGCCGCCGATAGTCAGGCGCGGGTTCACCACCATGCTGATGTTCAGGCTATCCACGCTAACCGCCCCCACACCTGCCACACGCGGCAAGGTCAACGCGGTTTCGGCGACATTCATCAACCCCACCGGCACCATCACTAAAAAGCTTTTGGCGGTTTCGTTAATCGGCTCGCCTTGGTCATCAACATAGGTGTACATTTTTGACACCGACTGAATAATGGCTTGCTGCATTTCTTCTGGGCTAGGCGCGGTCACCGTGCCATGCAAGGTTGCTGGCACTGCGGAAATATCCACAGTAATGGCATTGCTTTGGTTGCCGGACGCGCCTTCGTTATGATCGGTATCAAAAAAATACTGGCCGTCGTAGCACACCGTGCTGGCACCGTTGACAATCAAGGTGCTTAATAACGATGCAAAATGCGTCAAGCCGCGCTGGGCGAATTCGGCCATGCGGATTTTCAGTTGCCCGGTTTTGTCACGGCGCAAATCACGCAGCAAGATTTCAATGGTCGCTTCAAAATGCCTGTTTTTAATTTCGATGCCGTTGCCGGTAAAGCCTTTGGCCTGACGGCTACCCACCCATTCGCGCAACTGTGGCACTTGGCTGAGCCAGACATATTCTTCAATAGGCTGGTCAGAGGTGAAATAATTCGACACCTGATCAATCCACCCTGCTTGAGCGGCCGCTTCCAGGCGTTCGTAATACATCCCGACGATAGCGCGGGAACTTAAACTGTCTTTATTAATAGTCATTCAAATACTCCAATTACGCTTCTGTAGCCCAGGTGCCGCGTAGCTCAATTGCTAACGGGCCGTTGGCATCGCCCGTAGCCAAACGGACAAAATCGCCGCGTTGGGCTGTGGCCTTGGTGTTGATAAGGTCTTTATTGTTTGTGCCGGGCAGGTTGGGGCCTTGGATTTTATCCGCCGCATCAGGGGACACGCTGATTTCAACGCCGCCATAAGCCCCGCCATTGGCAATCACGCAATTGACCGGCGTCGCAACGGCGGGCAAGGTGATAATTTTGGCATCG